TGGGGTTATTGCTCTGTTAGTTGCTGTACCTGTAGTTGTTTCTGCATCTGTAGCAAGCTCTACAACACCTTCTGCACTGTCTGTTGCTGTGCTTTCATCTCCTGTGTTAGTACCGCTTTGATTTTCTAGTTTAGCTTCTACTATTACATCACCACTCCACGTTCCTGACGCTATTGTGCCTAGAGTTGTTACTTGTGCTGAACCTGTCCAATCATCTAATCCATCTGGGCTAACTGCTCTTGTTGCGTCTGTTCCTGTATTAGTTTCTGCTCCAGTAGCTATCTCAATAACACCTGCGGTTGTTAGGTCTGCTGCTACTTCATCTCCTGTATTAGTTCCTGATAGATTAGAGCCTGTTACTGCACCTGTCGCTGTAACTGCTCCTGTAGTGGTTACTATTGCGGTTGCTAGTGTATCTGTTGTTGTATCAAATGTGAGTGCTGCATCTCCTTCTATTGTTCCATCTCCTGTCCATACACCGACTTGGTTATTTACTGGTGTTCCTACCTTTGAAACATCACCTCCTCCTGCTGCGGCTGCCCATTTAACACCGCTTGCTTCTCCACTGTCGGCTGTTAGTACTTGGTCATTAGTTCCTACTCCTAGATTAGTGATAGTGTCATCTGCTGTTGCTACTAGAATATCTCCTTTAACATCTACATCTGCTTCCATTACTGCTCCTGCTGAGTTTACGTTAGTTGCATCTGTAACGTCTGCACCATCTTCAACATTTATCATTGTTCGTACTGCTGCTGGTGCTATTTCTTCTATAACTCCTGCTCCTGCTGTATCACGTCCTAGTATTCTGTCTGTAGCTGTTACATTCTGAATCTTTGCGTAGGTTACGTTATCATCTGCGATTCTAGCCGTTACTACTGCATCATTAGCAATAGTTAATGCTCCATCACCTGTTACTTCTCCTGAGTGAGTAGCGTTGGTGTCTTTTGCTGTGTTTAATGCTACTGCACTGTTGTTTGCTACCTCTGCATCGAAGTCTGATACCTGTGATGCTGCGATAGTTACATCTGCATCAAAGTTTGTCTTTGTTATGCCTTTAACACGCCCAGTATCAGACGTATCACCTGCAATTATTACGTCATCAGATGCTAGTGTTGTTAGTACATCTAATCCGCTTGGTTTTGTGTCTGCACTGTATGCCATGTTGTTAATTCTTACTTTGTAATTGCCAATCCTCTGCTATTCCGTTGGATTGTATTTCTAATAAATGGTTATCATCAATCAGTAATCCGTGAGTGCTGTCTATCAGTAATACTTGAGTCGTTATCTTCTCATTTCCTCTAGGCTGTAGTGTGTAAGTTGCTGTGTTTTCTGCCTGTAATGAGTAACCTGCTACTTCTGATTGAACTAAAAGGACGTAAGGGCTTTCTATTAGTAGTGAGTGGGTGTCATCTATAAGTAATTCTGCACTTGGTATTGGTGCTACGGTATTTTTGCTTTGTAGTGTATAAGTTGAGCTATTTTCTGATTGATTAGTCCATGGAGTATCTAGTGCATCCCAAGTAGCAAGTACATCGTCCCACGTAGCTTGTACGTCATCCCAGTTTGCTTGACCTGCTATGTTTTTGATAGTCCAATTACTCATTTATCTTGTGTTAGTTACTTGTGTTACTACTTGTCCGAACTTCTCGTCATCTGAACGTGTGCTGTAGAAATCTACTAAACTTTCCTCTAAAGAAAGAACCTTGTTTGTGTAGGTTACTACTCTGTCTTGGTGGTACTTCATGCAATACGGTATTGATATCTTATAGGCTAGTATTTCATGTGCTGGAGAGTAAAAGCCTGGAGAGTCTGAACCAAACTCTGTGATAGCCTTTGTAGTACGTTGGAAGAAGACTTTTAAGCCTCCTGAACTTGCGTAGTTAGGTATTGGGTCAAGATATACACTTCTTCCGTCCTTGTCATAGTAGTCTGGTGTGCCTTCTGCATCCTCATTGCTATGAAAGGTATCTTTATAGTCTTTCATATCCTTAGAAGTAAGACGTTGTGTCGCTCCTGATGAGTCTAGTATCTGTACTTTCTTTATTTTAAGGAAAGTATCATCGAAAGAGTAATCTCTTTGTCCTGATACAAGGTCTGTTGTGCCTATAGGAAGTGACGTGTAATTACTATCGTCCCAATTCCACCTACCATCTGTACCTATAATCAATCCTGATACCTGCTCTTGTGCTTGATTAGCATAGATAAGACGTGTAGCAGTAGGGAAACTCGTAGTAGTTGAGTTTGTTAGGTCTGATACTATTGTGTTTATTTCCGAAAATAACATATAGGTTTTGTTAGTCGTAAAGTATTGTGTAGTCTAAAGTTCCTCCAATCGTTAGGTACAATCCTGTATTGAAACTTACTCCTTCTGGGAATCTTAACTCTTGTGAACCACTTGCGAATGAGTATGTGTTGAACATTAGTACTGATATCTCTGCTCCTCCTGAAAGCAATGCTGCTCCCCATGCTCCGTTTGTAATATCTGATGTTGTTGCAAGTAGGTTTCCTGCTGTTCCTACACTGTCTGCTGCTACTGTCTGTTCTGTATCACTGTTTGTTGTAGCGTTTACTGATGGATGAGCAACTGTGCCTGTAGAATACTCTGTACCTTCTGTAGAACCTTTGTTGATTGCTAGTTTAAGGTTATCTAACGCTGCTGCACTATTAGCTCCGAACAATACTTGATTAGGGATTGCTGTTGCTCCTGATGTTTCTGAGAGTGCATCTACCCATGAATAAGTAACTGTGTCTATTGTTACCGATTCAACATCTGCTGCTGTTACAGACGCTCCTGTGCCTCCTCCGAGCGTTGTGTCAGCCCATGTAGTATTAGCTAGTGTTTCAGTTGTTGGTGTTGCGTTAGTAGATACTCCTGGAATACGTGCGATTACTGTTTGTGCTGTGTCTGTGTTGGTTGTTGCTATTACTGTTTCGTGTACAACTGTTCCTGTAGAGTAGTTAGTTCCTTCTGTTGAGCCATGATTGATAGCTAGTTTCAAGTTATCAAGTGAAGCTGCAACACTTACTCCTTCTAGTACTTGGTTAACAATAGCTACTGCACCATTCGTTTCTGAAAGTACATCTACAAACATATATTCTGTAGTTCCTATAGTTACTGTTGCTGCTGCGTCTGTTACTCCTGGATTAGAGTCACCTGTACCTCCTCCTAGTGTTGAATCTGCGAATGAAAGATGTGTTGAAGCTTCTGTGGTTGCGTATGCGTTTGCTGTAAGTCCTGGAATACGAGCTACTATCTTTTGTGTCGTATCTCCATTATCTGTAGCTACTACTTCTGGGTGAGCTAGTGTTCCTTTGAAATACTCTACTCCAGCTGTTCCTGTAGCGTTGATTGCTTTCTTTAGGTTATCAAGTGTAACTGCTGCACTTGCTCCAATCTCTACATCGTATGCTGCGGTGATTAGTGTCTTGAAAGTATAAACTGTTGTGTTGATAGTTACTGTATCAGCGTTGGTTACGTTTGTTGCATCTGATGTTAGTACTGTTTCTGCGTGGGTTGCTGCTACATATGCTCCTGTAGAAGTGAGAACATTACTTGCGTGTGTTCCTGGTGTTATTACACCTGTAAGAGTAACTGTTCCTGTTGCTGCGACTCCTGATGTGTTTGCGTCTATACCATCGTTAAGTTGCACTGTTCCACTTGAGTGTGAATTTGCAACGATTCCATACACTGCACCTGCTCCTGCTTTAATAGCAGCACTTGCTGTTCCATTCTTGAATTTTATGTTGTCTGCTTGTGACATAATTATAATTTTATTTGTAATTCCTCTTGTGAGTTCTTGTAAGGAGTCATGACTGTAAGACTTTAGACAGAAAGTGTTGTTCTTAGTCTAACTCCTTGCAACAACCCACAAGGGGTTTGTTGTTGCTTAGTCAGGAGTTGTTGCTGCTCCTACTCCGCCTGCTGCTGGTCGGTCTACTGCTGTCCAACCGTCTGCTGTACTTACTTTAGTGATTGTTACAACTTCTGCATCAGTACAGAGATACTCTTGAGTACCATCTGAATCTACAGTATTGATTAGTTCTCCTGATGCTGCTGGTGTTCGTAACTCAAAGTTACCACCTGCATTACAGAAGATTTTGATTTCGTGTCCTATTACTACGTCTGCTAGTGCTGGAAGTAATATCCAATCGTTAGCGTCATTAGTTACTGCTCCTACGATAACAATCCTTGAGCTTGTACGGATAACTGAATCAGTTGAACCGTCTGCTGCTGGTGTCATTGCTTGTGGAGTAAATGTAAGGTTGTGTACATTTGGGGTTAATCCATCTGCGATTGCCATATTGTTATTTGTTTAATGCTTCTAATTTCTCTGCAAACTCAGCTTCTTTGCTCTTTGCTTTATCAGGATTTCGTTCCTTGTAAGCATCGAAGACTGCTTGTAGAGCTTCTGCTGCTGGGCTGTTCTTCACAGCTACTGGCTTTTCTTCTACTACTTCTTTCTTTACTACTTTTTTCTCTGCCATATAAAGTGAGTTAACTGATAATCCTTACGAGGTGGTTTTGAGGCTAGTCGGTGGTCTAACCCCAAAAGCACCCCATAAGGGTGCTATGAGTTAGGCTGTAAGAGTGATATCTACAGTTAGGGTTGCTTTAGGAACCCATACTTTGAATCCAATGTATGCCCATGTTGCCATTTCAACTCCAGTTTTAAGAGTTACCTCTTTTTCTGTGAACTGAATGCCTCGTGGTGCTGCATAAGTTGTTACTCCTTTAACTCCGAATACTCGGTGTCCATCATTAGTCCAAGTCTTTGTACCTGAAGCTGATGTGGTTGAAGCGTCAACAAATGTTGAAGTACGTGCTACATAAACTTCTACTCCCATGTAGTTAGTCATGAATCCGTTGTTCAATGTTGCGTCTGCGAATGAGAAACCTGATGCTGCCTGAGATTGAATAAATCCAGGAACGTCTGTGTTCTCAATTACTAGGTAAAGTCCTTTGTAAACTTCTGAGTAACCTGCAACCTTTGAAATAAGGTTAGACATGATTACTGGAATGTTTGCTGCTGTTGTGAAACCTCCTGATGGTGTTGAGTAAGTTCCTGTTCCACCCTCACACAATTCGTTAAGAGCGAACTTATCAATAGCTGCTGCTACTGAGTATGCTTGCTCGTCCATTCGTGAAGCAAAAATATCAAATGATGTTAGTACTTCTTCAAAGTCATAGATGTGTTCTGCAACTGATACATAATCTGTAACAGTCAAAGTATCATCTACCAACTGCCAATCAGCTAGTGAGTATGACCCTGCGATTGCTGCAACTGTTGAAGTTGGAGTTGAACCGTAAGGAGATTGAATTCGTTTGCTATCTGTTCGGTCAACATCACAAACCTTCTCTGCGATAAGTGAATTACGGAGTAGGTGGTCTAATGTTGAACGTCTATATGTGTCGCGATATACGCGTGTTCCTACGTCTTGTGAAATAGTGGTGCTGGTTGTATGTATTTATTCATACTCCAGTTTCCCGTACCTCTTTAAGGTACATAAGGGTTAATTTAAATAACCCACCGAAGTTTACTTTTTATCAAACCTCGCCTTCACTAATTTATCCATGTCTTCTGCTGATTCAGGTAAGTCACCTTTCTCAGCTCTTTTTAGAATACTTGCCCCTGTAACTTTAGCATTGCTTGAACTTCCCCCACCTGAGTTAGTTGCTTGCTCTGTCTTCCGTTCATCTTGGCGTTCTTCTAGTTTGGCTTTGATGATGTTGTCCTTTAGAGCTTCTGCAATAGTCATGCCTAAGCCTTTAGCGTACTTTTGTAAGTACTCAACATCACTTTCATCGGTGATTTTCTCACCCATCAAAGCTAACATGTCTTTATTTGTAAGGTTCTGGTCTGTTTGAGCTTCTTGTTTAGGAGTATCTGGCTCTTTGGGAGCTTCTGTAGGCTTCTTGTTCTTTGCTTCTGCCTTTTCTGCTCTTATCTTGTAGTTGTTTGCTAGTTCTTCTGCTTTTTCTAGCTGTTCTTCTACGGTTTTTTCTTCTCCCTCAGGTTTTAAGTTGTCCTGTTCAACGTATGTTTCTTCTGCCATAGAATTAGTTTTAGGTCTTAAAGCTAGACCTCTGTTAACTTAATAATAATACTTATAATAAACTTGTCAACTTACTTGTTGCTATCTTTTCCTTGTCTAACTTCCTTTTCTTTTGTAGTTTCATCTTCCATTCCTGCTAGAATCTGTAATTGCTGTAATTGCATGTCTATGTGAGCTATTACGAAGTTTCTTGCCTCTAATGCAATAACTACTTCTGACGCCATCATTCCATCTGTTTTGATTGTCCTATAGATATCAATCATTTGTCCTAGAGGAGCTTTAGGGTCAAGTTCAGGTAAGAATACCTTACGCATTAGTTTTAATGCTTCCTCGTTTCCTTTGAATAATCCTTTAATGATTGCTAGTTCTTCTTTGGTGAACCTCATTTGTCTTCCTTCTTCCATATTATATTATTGGTTTATCTTGTGCTTGCTCTGCTAATTTATTTAACTCTTGCCCTCCACCGACCTGAGGAGCTTCCGTTTGTGGTTGTTGTGCTGGCTGTGCCAACTCTAATGGACTGAATCTTCCTGTTTCTTCTAGTATTCTGTTGAACAGTGTCTTAGCGTTAGGGTCTGACAGTACAGCAGGATTCTGTGCGATTGTCTGTAGCATTGTAGTTAGTGTAGTGAACATTGCTTCCTTGTCTGTGTTCTCGTTGGTTACCTCTACATCTATCTCCCATTCTAGGTCTTCTAGTACATCATTCCAAGTCATATCAACTAGCTCTGATGGTTTGAAGAAACGTTGATTACCTTGCTGTGCTAGTTCTCCTTGCACTGTCTGTTCTTGCCCTTGTAGGTCTAAAGGTTGTGGAGCTGTACGACTTAACACATCTGCCTTGAAAGAGTCGTTAGAACGCCTCACAGCCTCTTGTGGGACGTACTGAGCATCTATCTGCTTAATATCATTAGCCTCTAAAGTTGCTGCGATTTCGTCACCTGTATTCATCTTTGTTTTCAAGAATGGAATAATCCATACTCGCATCATTTCCTCTACTGAAAGACCTTTGTTTTCTGTCATTAGTTCAAAGAGTGAACCTGATGTTTGTTCTAGGATAGCCACTTGTCTGTAAGCTGTTCCTGATGGCATTGTGTTACCACGTTGAGCGTCTGGTGTGCTTGTTAGTTCCTTCCCCATTATCTCAAACTCCTTTCCGAAGTTAGCTATCTGTGTTATGTCGTGTGAACTATTGTTGAACTGTGTTAGTGGTTGATTAGGTGCATGTATAAGTATGTCACCGTTCTCTACTGCATCTAAGACATTGTTACCCACGAAAGAGCCATCAGATGTCTGATAGATTAGTTTGCTTGCTGTGTCTAAGTGGTCTTTAGTTTGTTTGATTGTGTGATTACGCATCCACTGAGCGTCAAAGAGATACTCTACAGCACCTATTGATAGTGTTCTGTTTTCTTCCTCGATTAGATGTGTAAGTAAGTATGGACTCTTTTCTTCTTTGCCTTTATATAATGTGAAGTCATCAAAGTTTGAGTCGTTCTTATTCTCTACAAACGATACAACGTGCATCTGTTGTCTGTATTTGTCTTCGTCTTTCTCTTTGTCAGTAAGTTGTGCTAACTCTAATTCACCATGTATCTCATACACTGTGATGAAGTTTACATAGTCTTCCATCTTTTCCTTGTCTAGGTTTTCTCTTGTTGCTACTGCCTCGATAAGTTGTTCTACATATTCTTGGTCGTAGCTTTTGTTCTGTCGTAACTGTGATGGTGTGAGTTGTAGTTTTTCTATTACAGGATTGTGTTTGAAGTCTACGGTATCACAGATGATTCTATTCCAAGGAATAACTGATGGTACTAATTCACCATCTACCTTTACGAACTTAACTACTGATGAACCATACTGTGCTAAAGCTCTACCCCACTTATTAAGAAAAGCACCAAAGTGTTGGCGTTTCATCCAGTCCTGTAGGTGAACTGTTGCTATAAATGATGGAATTATTTGTGAGTTCTTATTGGCTTTTACTCTGATATTCTTTCTATCAATGTCTGTAGCTCTATACCAGATGTTTACTGCGGCGGTTACTATATTGAAAAATGGTTTCTCTCTACCTTGTGCGTCCTTTAAGCCACTGATGTGCTTTGAGTTTAGGTAAGCATAAGAAGTTTCTATAACTTCGTGCATGTCAAAGTCGACATACTTGCCTGACTTTGTAGGTGAACCATTGGTGTACCTGTCTTCCGCTTGGCGGACTATCTCTTGTACTGTTTTCATAAAATGTGCTTCTCTTGTTAACCACCGAGGTTAATATGCTCTAAATTATAACACAGATTATTTTATTGCATACTCTTTTAGTAATCCATCAAATAGTGCGAAGACTATCTCAGGCTTTAATGTGCCATCAAACTCCTCATGCTTTCCTATAGAAATATAATCACCATTCTTTAGCTCTATTACTGCTAGGTAGTGTTCCTCAAACTGCCACACTTTTACTTGACCTCTATGAACTATATAATCTGGTTTTCTTGTTGGTAGTGCTTCTTTCATATTGTTATTTATTATCTAGTAGAATTGCTTGAGCGTTGACTAAAGTTTTTATCAAAGTTCAACTTCTGTTTCTCTCGTATCAGAGTAGCTTCTTCTGATTGTCCTGGAATGATTTTACCCATAACGACAAAGTACATTCTCATTAGCATTGTGTCCGATAAGTCAGGTGAACGTCCTATAGCGTCCTTAATGTCTTCCTTCTGTGTTGCCATGCGTTTACCATCTCCTTTACTTGCGTCCTGATAGCTTGCTAGTTCTTCTATGATTTCTTCCTTTATAGCAACGTCACCTGTCTTAACTGCTATCTTGTGATTGTTTACTAAGTCTGCAAGTGTGAAGACACATTGACTACGTAAGTTCCTGTAATCAGAAGTGAGCTTAGTATCTGCTAAATAAGACACGTTAGGAAGCCGTACGATGTCCATGTCGGTCTTTATAGCTGCGTAACTACTCTTATATCCTATGATACCGTCTAGGAGGCTAGAGGACGCTACACCTGCACCAACTCCAATAGCGTCTACTGCTATTTGTGAGTACGGTATCTTGTCTTGTGATGCGTATTCCCTTATCTGATTGATTATTGTTTCTGTGTTCAAGTGTGCAAACTTATCTATCCTGTATACCTCTAAGTCATTCCAAAAGGTGAAGATTGTTTTGTCACTTCCATCATCTGCAATATCTACTATCAAGTACTTCTTGTCGTTCTTGGTGATAGTGTTAGAGAACATATCTACCAGTGCTGTGTACTTGAATAGTGAACCTTGATTATCTACATACTCTGCTAGGTATTCTTGTTTGAAAGTGTTCTGGTCTAATTCCTTCTTGGCTTTATCTATCTCCTCTTTATCTATGTAAGGATTATCGTAAGTTGTGTAGTGGAATGCTTCATAGTCTGAGTCTTCTTCTGCTATCTTGGCTAGCCTTCTCAGGTTTGGGTTTTCTTTCTTTGGTGTGCCTATAAAGTTAGCTCTACCTATTCTATCAGTTAATGCTGGTCTGAATATCTCTTGCCAACCTATAAAGAAGTTACGCATTTCCCTCGGAAGTTCTCTCTGTTCTCCCAACCTCCTATGAAGATAGTTGATGTACCACCGTCTTGAGTTGGTAGTTTCATTTCAAGGCGTGATTCGTTTGCATTGCCTATAGTTCCTACTCTACTTTTTAACTGTTCCCAGATAATATCACGGGCTTGGGATTGAGTAGGTGCTAAGTAAAAAACTATACGGTCTTTCTTTTCTACCGCAGTGAATACCATTTCTTCTATTTCTAGTACCGTTTTACCTCCTCTCCTTCCAGCCTTTATAACCTTGAATCGGGAGTTACTTTGTACTATCTCCTTTTGTTGTGGGTGTAGTAACATCTTTATTGAAAACTGTATCAAACATTATCTTTAGTGATTCTACATCTCCTGCAACTGCTATCTGTTGCATAGGTAGATTATCTACGTAATTCATTATTAGCTTTAATGCCTGTATATCATTATCTACTAATGCTTTCTTTAATAGCTTTTTAACGAACAGTGTCTTGTATGCTACCTTCTGTCCTTCTGGTATTTTTTCTAATTCCTCCTTTAGTAGACTGGTTAAAACACGACCACTTCCTTTTGGTCTTCCTTCTAAGTTTATGTTTTTATCTCCTTTAGTGAATGGCATACTTCTTCTATACTTATATCTATATATTATGCAACCTTTTCAGCTTTAAGTCCAGTGTAGTCTTCCCAGCGTTTTATAATCACGTCTATGTATTTTGGGTCTAACTCCATGCCGTAACATATCCTTCCTGTCTTCTCTGCAGCGATAAGAGTAGTCCCAGTACCTATAAACAAATCTAATATCAGACTACCTTCTTTGTAGCCTTCTACAATAAACTTCATAGGTAATTCAACTG